GATTGGGTGAACCCTGCAGCTGGGCAGCCCCAAATAAACAATAAACAATAAACAATCCATGAGTACATGTTAGAGGTATGCAAGCACCAGGTCCAATTGCTATGCGACTCCACTGGATTCCCATACCAGCGTCATGGCTCATCTCAATTGGCTGCATTTTATTGGCAGCACTTCCACATCAAATCCCCGCTTATATCCGTGCTATACTACTGAACACAATCGGTGCCATCGTATTCGCAGCGGCATCCGCCTGGACAGCTACCCGCGTACCACACCTTGGATTTGCAATGTTAGTTCTCCTAGCCGGCCTATGGCTCACTGGTCGCAGTGAAGGGTTTGAGAATCCATTCATGATAAAAGATACTATCACAAAGCCACAGAAGAGAAACAGATGGATCCAGGAAGATATTATGACAGAGGATCCGCATTCTATCCAAGAACGTACGGATAGTCCCACGATCACACAGGACGAAATCACCGGTCCAGAGACACAGCAGTGGTTCTCCGAGGAGGTGCTCGATGAGCATCCGACCATGATTCAGGAGCGCCCTGTGTGGACTGGATATGACCATGATTAAACTGGAACCAATTAAAATAATGAAATCAATGAACCCAATAAAATCATAGCATCCATCAAGGATGGAAGCACTACTCACACTCAGCCGTCAGCCCTTATTTCGTCTGATGGCCGCGTTCATTGTATTACTGTTAGCCGATATGCGCTTAGAATACGGTGCTGCTGGAGCCATTGTCTGGATTGTGTGGGTCTACCTGGGCCACCACCCTAGTTTTTTAAGAGCCTACAATAAGGGATGGTGAAGGTTACTCAGAAGGGCGGAATGATTCCAGCAGCACCGGCACAGGGTGTGTCCGACTCTATACTAATGTCCCTACAGGATATCAACATGAATCCGTATGTTCTAGGTCTTGCTTATATTCTACTGAATCTAGGCGGACGGTTCATGGTACTGTCTGTAACTCCTGCACAGGAAGCCTTTCTGCAGAATATCGTATTTCGGCCGCTTCTACTGTTTGCCATTATGTTTATCGGAACGCGCAACTTAGTTGTCGCCTTCTGGTTAACTACGGTCATCATTTTCTTGCTACATTATGCACTGAATGAGAACTCCTCTTGGTATCTTCTCAAGGACTGGACTAAAAAGCCGGCACCCTAAACATTCAGGTCCAGTGTTGCCCCCACCGGCGCAGCAACCGCACGCCGGCGACCCCTTCTACGATCAGAGTTCATCGTCGTACCTGTCCCGATGGAGGCACCATCATCCATCATAAACTCTGCAAGCGGGTCCCGCCCTGAACCGGCTCCCTCTCGCAGAATAGACACTCCACGCGGCGGTGACGGAGGTGGTCCAGCGGGCGTGAAGATACCGGCTGCACCACTGCTAACGGGGACTCCGGCACTCTGCATGAGTCGCTCGGCCTCAAATGCCTTGAGGATGTCATCGACTCCACTGGGGCCACGCATTTCACGACGGGCTTGAGGTGCAGAGCTTGCCGATGCCGATGCCGATCCAAAAGGAACACGTGTATCCATCCCTTGGCGGAACTGAGGCGATGGTGGCTGCTGCTGCTGCTGAGGAGGCCGATACGGTGCACCCGCAGGAGAAGGACCATCAAATCCACCGGCTGCCGACATGAATTGACCGAGACCACCCATCTTCGCCGCCATCTTCTGAGCAAACATGCGCTGCAGTTCAGGGTCCTCATTGAGCATGTCAGACATACCAGGAATACCCGAGCGCTCCGCCATTGAGTTCGTCAAGTGGTACATCGTGGCTGACACACCCAGGGTACCCACCAGGCGCATCAGCGGGTGCATCTTGGCCTTGTCCTTGTACAGGTCATACAGCTCCTCAAAAATCTCGTCAAAATCTTCCACATTTGCATGCACAGACTCCGACCAGCCTTTGAGCTTCGGCTTCACAGGGAGACGGTTGCCGAACTTGTCATTCACCATCTCCACACCCGATACGAACGTCATCAGGGCGTTGCGCTGGAAACGAATCGACGCCTCCAGATTGCGATCATCTGTCAGACGGTCGTGCTCAATCTTAATCTCCTCCAGCGAGTTCGACATGGACATACGTGTACCCTTGAGACCACCAGACTCCAGACGACGCATCTTCGTCAGATACTTCTGCTTCTCCTGAGCCTCCTCTTCCTGCGAAAGGCCAGAACGGGTGGCACCAATATCCTCAGACATGGAACCGCCACCGCCTCCGAATCCGGTATTAATCACGAAAGGAGCTGACTCAGACGAGCGCTCAATACGGATATCAGATACACCGGGCGCGGCATCCAGATTCACTACATCGAGGTCATCCATCGGTCGAATATTAATATGCGGCATACTATCACCATAGCCAGATCCAGAACTAGAACCATATCCAGAGGGAGTAGAAACAGATACCTGACGTGCCACTCCCTTTGGGCTCGGCGCCACCTTGTTAGGGTTCGATAGCAGATTCATACCGAGATCATCCCCAAGCTCCACAACATCATCACCACCAATATCAATCTCCTTTGCACGTGAGGCAAAGGCCGCGAAGTCAACGCCAGAAGAAGATGCAGACGCGAATTGTACGCTCATACCGTTGCATTATGATGCGAGCTTTAACTGCTAGTTCAAACGCCGGGGCTATCCAGACACATAAGCAACGCATCAGCCAAATCATCCTTCTTTGCCTGCCCCTGCCACCATGTTAGCTGTGATAATGCACCGGCCTTTGTCAGTGCCTCTGCCACCCGTTTGCAGCCTGCATCCTTTCGCGCCTTCTTGTTCTCCTTGCCGGCGTCTACGCCAGCACCACGTGTCTTAACTGATGCATTGGCAAATTCCATTGTACCGGTCCAGCCTTTTTCGACTCGCAGACGGTGGTCAATGAGCACAAACAGCATGATTTGAATGGACTTCATATGAGGTGCGAACTCTGATGGTTGATTCTCTAGACGGATGCGCGATGCTAGAGACAGCCACTGGAGCTCGGCGTCAAGACACTTTTCCATCGAAATCAACAGAGTCTGCAGCGAAACGCCCTTGGCCTTGGGTGCCTTGTACGGCATCAGGCGAATTGACGCAGCGCGCTCTTCAATCGCAGCCTTCGTCATCTTCTTGGCTTCTGCCTCTGTGACTGAAAGCGCTCCAGGGGCCCATGCGCGCCAATCTGCCAACTTCGTTGCAGTAAGCTCTAGGCAGAGCTTGGGGTACTTCTTGGCGCATTTCTTGCAAAGCAGTTTTGATGCAGTCGCATCACGCCAAGATGCCGGCCCACCACACACGCATCGTGTCTGACTCTGTGATTCAGCACCATCGGCCAACAGATTGAGATTCGCCCACCTGTCAATTCTCTGCAGCGAACCGGCATCATCGAATGTTGCCACACAATAACTCAGATTCTTGATACCAAGGTCAAAAGAGGCAACTGTGGATGGCATTCTAACCATCCCAAGAAACCTTTATAGTTTAGACCATACCGTACTCTCAGACACGAACTTGCCCTGGTACAAATACATGGCGTTCCGAATTTGCCAATGCACGTACTGTTGGATTTACTTCAACAACATTGATTCGGGCTGTAAGCAGTTTCCCCGCACTCTTTTTCTTCATCTTGGTAACTACAATAGCGGCAACAAGTGCACATGCACCACCAATCCCAGCTGCGATACCAATATACATTGGCGTTTTGTCAGCAGATGGTTGTTCACCCGTATTCACTATTGTAGAAGCTGCACCATTTGATTGTGCATCTATGTTTGCAGATGTGGAAAATGCCGCAAAATCAATTACTTCTTGTGGCACAACAATATCTACACCTGATGCACCAGATTCTGCAACAATGGATGCTATTCCAATATCACCGGCAACAGCGGCAACAAACACATTTGGCTCAAGTAGTGAAACTGGGGGGTCGATAATAGCATAGTCCACTTCAATGCTATTCTCATCAACAGTTTGCATGCGGCGAGCCGCTGCCACTGCATTTGGACTAGTAGTTGCAATGGGTGGCCTATAACAGGCTGCAGAGCCGTTGCTCGTTAATCCTGGTGCGGCCCTGTCATAGACTACAACAGATTGAGCACCGTTTGACTGCCATCGCTGTGTAATATTTAAAATGTGAATATGTTCCAATGGTACACCAGCTGCACAAGCTAATGATGCCTGTATATACTGAAGCGTAGCGGGCTGGCTCAGATAGGTAACATTGCCATTGTTAATGACCAGTTGAGAGTTTACGACAGGCGGCTTGATAGCAGGGCTTTGTGATGGGCGTCGTGTAACTGGTATAGGGCTGAGTATGACATATTTGGTTGGTTGTGGAAGCCTTGATGGCATCACACTATAGGATGGTTTTACATAACCAACTGTACGCGTTGCAGAACGAGAAGGCATTGGGTACCGTGATGGATACTGTGAGGGTGGTCTGCGTAAACCGGTTGCTGTTTGTGTTTCGCGCACTGGCAAGGTTATTGAAGTAGGCGTAGTTGATTTACTTTCGTTTGATGTCTGGTCACTGGTATCTGTAGAAGGCCTCACTATTACCCTAGCCGTGACAGATGTCTCTTCGATTATTCTTGGAGTCATCGTAGCCGACTCAGAAGGCTTCTCAATAACCCTCATTGTCATCGTAGCAGTCTCAGAAGGTCTCTCAATAATCCTCATTGTCATTGTAGCCGACTCAGAAGGCTTATTGACTACCCTTGCAGTCATCGTCGACGTCTCAGAAGGTCTCTCAATAACCCTCATTGTCATCGTAGCAGTCTCAGAAGGTCTCTCAATAATCCTCATTGTCATTGTAGCTGACTCAGAAGGTTTCTCAATCACTCTTGGAGTCGCAGAAGGAGACGCGCAAAAAGAACTTATCTTTGGCAATACTGCATTAGTCCACTCATCTGCAGACAGCAACGTACTATGTGGCATATCAGATTGAGTATAGATGATTGGTTCAGTTGCCGGCAGTTTCAAGCAGCAATCAAGAATGCGCCTCATAAGATAATGAACAGTTGTGTCGGTGTTTACGAACGCAATATCAACTGCAGGGATAACACATGGTCCAAAAGACATCATAATGGCGCTGTCAACGGATGGCAACGGAAAATAGGTAGCAGAAGCACTTGGGGTCGCACACATCGGGATTCCATCTGCACACCCTGTCGCTGAATCACAACAGTTCTGTGCACCTGCACCAACAAATAGTGCAGTAAGCCCTAGCCAACGCAACATATCTAATAATAGATGACTTAATCTCTTTAACTAGTCTACGCATTTGATATCTCAATTGTATCAACATCAATATCAATCCGCCCACGTTCATTTTCGGTATAGCCGGTTACACCAGTACACATCGCCAGATATGAGTATTGATGGATTGTAGGTACTACTGCTTCGCTACCCGGGCCAGCATCATAGAAGACTTCGCGATAATTCGCAAGTTCTTCCGCGATTTCCTCCAGGCTTTTCTTGGTCATAACCTTGCAGGTAATCATCCCACCATCTGCATACGCTATGTCGGTCACCGTGTCATATGGCAAGACTAGTTTGGCATACCAGACAAAGCGCTGACCGTTAATGTATGGAAAATCTCGCATAAACTCGTCGACTTCGGCAGATGTCAACGGGTCCTCTTCACCTGTGCATGCACATCCCTCCTGGCCACATGGTGCCGGTATATTGTCGAACTCATCCGCTGGCACAAACTCATATGTGTGCCGATATACAATAGAATAGGAAACAGAATAGGTATTCATCGTATGATTGTACCTTCAATCACAGCACCAGCATCATATTTTTCACACCATGATTATTCCAAGTGTTTGAAACACCACGAATAAACATAAGACACCACCTGTGGGGCTCGAACCCACGACCACCTGGTTAAAAGCCAAGTGCTCTTCCTACTGAGCTAAGGCGGTAAACACCCTCTGCAGGGATTGAACCTGCGACCCCGTGCTTAGAAGGCACATGCGCTATCCACTGCGCTAAGAGGGTATGTTTGATTTGATTTGATTTTATAGTATTTTAGAATTGAAGAAAGTGGTCCTTGCGGGGATCGAACCCGCGACTTCGGCGTTGCGTTAAGTATAGAAACTCGTCTATAAGCACCGTGCTCTGAACCAGCTGAGCTAAAGGACCATCTGGACCATCAGGCCATGAGAGCACCCAGCATGCTCACACTCAATACCAGGAAAACATTCTTTAGACCATGAACGCACTAGATACTTCTGATGAACTGCCACTGCATCTCCTTGCAAATCTTTTCCCACGTCAAATCCTGCTGGTACAGCTTCTCACGAGACTTCAGCAGCTGGAAATACGGCAGGAACTCATCCATGTCGAGCAGCTGGCAGAGCTTGAACAGTACATATGGATAAGACAAGAAGTTCGACCGGTCCCGTGGACAGAACTTAATCCATGCCGGCTGAATCTCCTTGAACAGATACTGCAGCTTCTCCTCCATTTCCTTCGACAACGTCAAGTTCGTCATCTGGTGCTGAATTCGGTTCTTAATCTGCTGTACGTGGTCATACATCTTCGGCAACTTCAGCTTGCGCAGAATCTCCAGAATCTTCTCCTTCTTCACGCGCTTTGGGTCCGAAATCCGCTCCTTCTTGAGTTCCTTCATGAGAGACTCGACAACCTCCTGTGGGATATCTGTATTCTCCTTGGCCTGGAACTGCGCCAGCCACTCGTTGAAGTGGTTAATCTTCTTGTAGGCAAAGTACGAGATTTCACGAGGTGGGTCCTTATAGGATGGCTTTTCAGAATCCACCAAGATAAACTCCTCATGACCGCACTTGGGGCAGCCCAACATTGCCTCATTCTGGTAAAATGTCATCTCAACAGAACACACAGAACAGGAACCCCATCCCGGTTCGATACCAGAACCAGGCATGATACCACCTTCGATTGCTGTAGGTTCCACTGTCGCCAGATACTTTTCTAACATCTTGTCACGATTCATACCATCAGAGGAGTCAATATCACTGGCTTTCGCCCTTGTCCGTGGTGATGCAGCCTCTGCCTCTGCTTTCTTTTCTTCGGGGGTCGATGGTACCATGAAGTAGCTCATAATAGAGTTCGTGGGCATATGAACTGGAGTCGTGGCCTTCGGAACCGCACCGCCAGATGCCAGTGACTCCTGAGCATCGAAGTACTGAAACAACATATCACCCACATCCAAGAAATAATTCAAGCGCCCCTCATCATGTTCCAGTGCCACAATTTTTGCCTGGAGGCGGTCTGCATCATCCCGCAACTGACGCCATTCATCAGAATCCTCTGTAATATCTTCCATCCTTTCATAAAGCCCATCAAGCTGTGTACGTAGAACCTCAACATTGGAACGCTCATCATTGAATGCCTGCATCTTCTTTTGATGATGTGCCTCCAACGTGGTGAGGCGAGCAGCTGACTTTTGTTTGCTCGTCTTCGTTTTCTCCGTAATCTCCTCACTGATTAACACATCCCGAATAGACATCCTTCTTCGAATACAAGGCGAAGCCCTTTAGGTCAGCGACCCTATATATTCCCGTTTAATCTCCGGCAAAATTCTGGCGGCCTGATAGAGGTATGGCAGGCGGCGGATTAATGCAGCTCGTCGCATATGGTGCACAGGACGTCTATCTAACAGCCAATCCCCAGGTTACATTTTTCAAACAGACATATCGCCGCCACTCGAACTTTGCCATGGAGTCTGTGGAGCAGACATTCAGTGGTGTGGCGAATTTTGGAAAGAGTGTGAGTTGCACACTGGGTCGCAACGGTGATCTGGTGACCCGCGTGGTGCTGCAGGTGACGCTGCCAAAGGTGGACCTGAATGTGCTCAGCTCAGAAATTGATGGCCAGAATGACCAGTTCCGTTGGTTGAATTATGTAGGACATCTGTTGATTCGCAATGTAGACATCGAAATTGGCGGCCAGAAAATCGATAAGCACTACGGTGACTGGCTCCATATCTGGAATGAGCTCACATGCCCAAGTGGCAAGCAACTCGGGTATGCCGAGATGGTCGGCAATGTACCGGAGATGGTGAATCTGATTACGAATGTTGGTACGGAATCCGGATGTGTAGATGACTGTGTTGGTGGCGAGCCTCCGCGTGCAGATTCGGACCGTTCCTGTATCCCACAGTATACGGTGTACGTGCCCCTACAGTTCTGGTTTAATCGTCACAATGGTCTGGCTCTGCCGCTGATTGCACTCCAGTATCATGAAGTTAAAATCAAGATTGATTTCAATGAGCTCCGCAATCTCTGCTGGACGAATAATCTGGAGATTCGGGATACCGTGAATGCAATGGGCATTGTGGCCTCTTCGCTCTATGTCGACTATATCTATCTGGATACAGAGGAGCGCCGCCGGTTCGCACAGGTGGCTCACGAGTATCTGATTGACCAGCTCCAGTTCACGGGCGATGAGGCCGTAACAAGCAATTTCAATCGCATCAAGATGTCGTTCAATCACCCAGTAAAGGAAATCATCTGGGTTGTCCAGCGTGACTCCTTTATCAGTTGTGACCCCGCGGTCATTGACCCTTACAAGGGCCAACAGTCATTCAACTACACGGACTACTGGGACCGGGCTGTTCTGGATTCCGGGTACGCGGTGGGCATGGTTACGGGTCTGGCGGGTCACAATCCGACCTCCGTGGCCAAGATTCAGCTGAACGGACACGACCGTTTCACAGAGCGGGAGGGCCGCTATTTCAACCTTGTCCAGCCGTACTACCATCATACGAATATCCCAGCCACGGGCATTAATGTCTACTCCTTCGGACTCACACCAGAGGAACACCAGCCTTCGGGCTCCTGTAACTTCTCCCGCATTGATTCATCGACTCTGAATCTGACACTGACAAACAACGTGGTCAATGATACCTGCACGGCTAAAGTGCGAGTTTATGCATTGAATTATAATATTTTACGCGTGATGTCGGGCATGGGCGGGCTCGCGTACTCAAATTAAACAGATAATTCAAGGTCGAGAGACTAATTACCGTCACACCAGTTTTAGATATCTGTTAGTTCTCGTCACCCTGATATCGAAAACGCGTCACTAACCGCAGCACAAATCCCCGGTGTTCGCCAAATTTTTTTCGAATTAAGGAGTATAAGCAATGTCCGGTGGTGGTTTAATGCAGCTCGTCGCTTACGGCGCCCAGGATGTTTACCTGACGGCGAACCCTCAGGTTACCTTTTTCAAGCAGCTTTACCGTCGTCACTCGAACTTCGCCATGGAGTCTATCGAGCAGACCTTCAACGGTGTGGCCAACTTCGGCAAGCGTGTGACCTGCACGATTGCGCGCAACGGTGATCTCATCACCCGCGTGTACCTCCAGGCCACTCTCCCTAAGGTGGATACCTCCGCCCTTGAGGGCGCCGCCGGCACCTTCGCCTGGGTCCCCTATGTCGGTCAGTTCCTTATCAAGTCCGTCGAGATCGAGATCGGCGGTCAGCGCATCGACAAGCACTACGGTGACTGGCTCCACATCTGGAATGAGCTCACCCTCCCTGCTGGCAAGACCCGTGACTACCTGTCCATGGTGAACGGCTATGGTGGTATTGCTATCAGCGCCGGTGTTGCCTGCACTGACTGCGATGTCCAGCCTACGCTCGCTGTTGCTGAGGCCCTGGCCTGTGTGAACCCCACGCTCGCAAGCATTGGCAATGACTGCTACTTCGGCAAGCAGGTTGTTGGTGTCACCTCCGATGTGGACAGTGGCCTTGACAATGCTGCGGGCTGCATCCCTGAGCAGACTCTCTACATCCCTCTGGAGTTCTGGTTCAACCGCCACACCGGCCTGGCCCTCCCCCTCATCGCCCTCCAGTACCACGAGGTGAAGGTGAACATCGAGTTCAATGAGCTCAAGTATCTGTGCAACTCCTCCATCACGACTAACGTTTCTGCGTACGCCGCCGTTGCCGCCCAGGGCCTCGTCGCCGCCTCTCTCTACGTCGACTACATCTATCTCGATACCGAGGAGCGTCGCCGTTTCGCCCAGGTTGCCCACGAGTACCTGATCGAGCAGCTGCAGTTCACCGGCGAGGAGACTGTCACATCCACCTCCAACAAGATCAACATGTCCTTCAACCACCCCGTGAAGGAGCTCATCTGGGTTGTCCAGAACCCTTCTTACAGCGACTGCAATGCCAAGACCAACGCCCCTTGGCGCTACACGGATGCGCAGCTCGGTAACCCCACGGCTGTCGCCAAGATCCAGCTCAACGGCCATGACCGTTTCTCTGAGCGTGAGGGCAAGTACTTCAACACCGTGCAGCCTTTCCAGCACCACACTGCCTCCCCTTCGGTTGGTATCAACGTGTACTCCTTCGCCCTGAAGCCCGAGGACCTCCAGCCTTCTGGTTCTTGCAACTTCTCCCGTATCGACAATGCCGTGCTCAACCTGACTCTGACCCCTTCTACCTTCAAGACCACGATCGAAGGCCTTGATGAGCTCGCATTCACTGCTGAGACCCAGTCCTCTGCCGCCGTGCGCATCTACGCCGTGAACTATAATGTGCTCCGCATCATGTCGGGCATGGGAGGCCTTGCTTACAGCAATTAAGGAATGTATACATAATTTGCGACGTGATTATGTCATACTTCTAAAAATTAAAAAAAGAAATAATTGCAAGCAGTGGCATCCCATAGTGGTTATTGGGTTGCTTTACTAAAGCAATGGGTTCCACCCGCGTAGGTTCGAATCCTGCTGCCGCTGACAGTAGTCTCATACTATCTTTCATTCAAAGATGATATGAAACTTGACACTGCCAAACCAACATCACACATCACTTCAAGAACACACAATGAAGACTCGTTCCCAAACAAAGCAAGTAATTATTGACTTCGATGACGCCAGCAATGCATGGATGGTCAACAAAGTGCGCCGTGGTGCTATGGTCTACTATCTGTGTACTGCCATGCAAAAATCAGGGAAACCATGTAGCCGTATCGCATCTAATGAAGAAACAGCCAAAAACCCAATTGCGCTTCAACTCTGTACACAACATGCCCGTTATTCTAGCCAGAACCAGAAACAGTCTTCTGCTGATGACAATGCCGGTGCAGAATCTGCAGGTTCTCCATCGTAGTGGCACCTCCTTCTGACCATGCAATCACATGGTCACCATCCGCGACCTGATGCTTGAGAATCTTCTCACCGCAAGCGGTACATAGTCCTCCCTGCTCTGCCAACTTCGCCTTCTTTTGTTTCAGAGTAAACAGGCGTGGTTGCACCGTAACTGACAGGTCGAATACCACTGTATCGATGTGTCGCAACAGTTTCTTCTGGAATGTACCGTTGCGTGCATCTGCACCAACATGCTGCAGCATCTGCCCAGGTGTACGACCGAAGAGCTCTGCACGCAGCTTAGCAGCAATCGCCACTTTCTGACTGCGGAAATCCTCAATGCGGGTGAAGCGCCGAAGCAACTTCCCTAGAACAAATGGCAACTCAGTCTTTCGTTGTGCTTCAGCAATATCTACCGTGTCACCAGAAGAGAAAACATTCAGCTGGGTCAGGTCCTCCATCATCTTGAATGCCTGGTGCAGTGATGCCTTCCAGCGGTCCGCATTCTCTGTCACACTGTCAACCCGTTTGGCCATAGTCGTACCAAGACAGGTGCGATGCCAGCCCTGAATAAGTGCTGTCTGCGATGCAAACTGTGCATCTTGAATATCCGCGAGTGCTAGAATAACTTGTAGCATATGTTCAAGGGAACCACGGAACGATTTGCTCTGTGGGAAGAGTACCGTACCCATAAATAGCGGCAGGGCTGGTATCAGCACTTGTTCAAGCAACGGTGCAATGAGCGGAATCTCCAGCTCGAATTTGTTAAGTCGCTTACCACTACGATTCACACGCTCCCAGAGCACGCGCAGCATATCCGGATCCGCTGCCGTCTCAGCATCAACAATGTTGATGTGGAAGCGATACTTGTAGATAGCATCCTGAATATCGATTGGCAGGTCGTCGAACTTCTTCCCATTGTAATCCTTCAGATAGCCTGTTTTCATGCTATCTGGAGAATATTTTAGGGCATAGCCTCCATTGATGAACTCAAATACCGCTTCCAACTTATGTGCCCCATCAAACACATGGTCTTCCCCACGCGGACAGGTGTCAATTCGGTCAAGACGCGGTATGATGTAAATGGGGGAACAGGTCCAGCCGCGCGCACATGTGTCAATCATATCTGTCTGGTCCTGCTCACTCCAGCATGGCTTGCGCTGCATGGGTGGGCGTGTTACTAGGGTACGGCACTTGTGTAGACGTGCATACCCAGGGTCCGTCCTCAGACGAAGCATATTCGCGGTTTCAGTCTCTGCTTTTGTGTCAGACATCGTACCCCAGCAGTCACTACGCGAGACAACATATCACCTTTAGCACCCGACCGGCGATTCCAACACCTCTACAGTAGTATCGAACTCTGCTAGCAGCAAAGCCAATGCATGAGTCCGCCGTTCCATCCAGGAATCACCAGGTGCCTGACGTGTCAGCCACTTCCAGCGCCATTCGAACCGCAGTGCTGCACGTTCATCTGCAAATCC